TATTAAAATTTTATCCTTGTAAAATTTTAATAACCGCAATCATAAGTTGGAGAACTTTCAAACCTCAACAAGCAATCTTTAAAAGCAATCTTGACTTGGTTGAAATACACCTTTACCTCCTGGAGTCAATCCGTTCGCGCGTATACCCACGAGGAGTCGCTTTTAAAATCTGCCTTCGTTTTCTAAGATACTCAAATCTTTTGTGAAATTTCATTTGCATAATTTTCCGAAAATGTTGTTTCACAAGGACATGCAGTTGTGCGAGCTGGTCTCACATGTTGAGACACATAAAGTTTCAGTGTTACTGGAGTGTTATTGTGCTACTTTCAAAGAAACTGATGGAGTTATGGTTTGTTCTCTGAAGAAGAATCACAGCAAGTTTGTTTATTTGGGCTATTTAGCTTTTATAGTTGAAATGTCCAAATTGGTTGAAGAAGACTGGGAAGTGGAAGATGATTACTTAGTGTTAGAATTGTATGCACAATTTCTAACAAGTATGGTTTCACATTCTAAGGGCCTAGTCAAGCTGAGGGCCTATATACGGGCTGCCATTTTGGAACAGGTTGGATTCACCCTGGAATTTGACCCCTACATGAAAGATATGGCAACCCATGATACAGCAGAAGCACAAGGTTTGTGCCAAATTGCACTTAATATAGCAAGATGGGTGCCAACACAAGTTAGAAAGTGTGTTGATTTTGGAGCTGATTGTATCATAGATGCTTTTAAGAAGCACTTTGATAAAATTTTGGTTCAGTATTGTGCAGAAGCTTATACTGTGTGCTCGTGGATAACTAATGTCTGGGAGATGATCAAAAACTGGATCAAGGAAGCCATGCAATCTGTTGATTGGTTTTTGTCAGGTTGTCAGGAACTCCTCACATGGGGAATGTGCATTATCGCTTCCTCGTGTGCTTTAGGTCTGCTTGAGAAAATTATGATCACCTTAGGTCTCATTTCAGAAAGCTTTGATTTGGTTGGGATTTTTGTCCGATCAGCCATAGTGGGGGCTTTTATAGTTACCTCACGTACAACAGGGGCTTTTAAAACTCCTGAGTTGGTTACTATGGCAGCCACTGCCGTTGGTGTTGTAGCACAGGCTATGACTTCAGTTTTCTCAATGAAAGGAAAGGATGACACTACTGCTGAGCCACAGGCGGGAGTCGTGGAAATGTTGGAATCCCTGGCTACGAACTTGACAAAGTGCACGGATAATGCATTGTTAAGTGTTGGAAAGAGTGCCAGTGCTTTTAATCAAATTTGCACAGCAGCAACCACGATTAAGGGACTGGCTGGAAAAGTCATTGGGGCTATTAGTAACTTTGTGAGAAATTACTTGGGATTATCATCAAGCATGCTTAGTGATGCTGGAGTGGTTTTTTCACAAGATGTGGATGGGTGGCTCAAACAGATTTCCTGGCAGCAGGATCAATTTCTACTCAAAGCTTATGTTTCACAGGATGAATTGCTGGCTCTCAGAGCTTTAATTTGTAAGGGAGAGCAGCTACGTTCTATGTTAATTAAAGGAGACACAAGAGTGAGTCCTGCTGTTTCAATGTTGATTACCAGGGGATGTGATGAGCTATCCAAACTTATGCGAGATGCTGCCATGCATAGCGTTTCACAAATTAGGAAAATACCTTTTGTGGTTTACGCTCAGGGAGAATCTCGTGTTGGAAAAACCTTGGTAATTAATAAGTTGACTGATGACATAGTTGAATTTCTAGGGTTGGATGAGCATAGTGTGTACTCGCGCAATGCGGCTGACCAATACTGGAGTGGGTATAAGCGTCATCCAATAGTCGTCATGGACGATTTTGGCGCTGTTACTACAGAACCTTCTGCGGAGGCTCAATTTATACCATTGATTTCAAGTGCACCACATCCATTGAATATGGCTGCCCTAGAGGAAAAAGGAATGCATTTTGACTCCCAGCTAGTTATGTGTTCCTCCAATTTCTTAGATTGTAGCCCAGAAAGCAAGGTCAGAGATGAGATGGCTTTCAGAAACAGAAGAAATGTGCTGATTAAAGTTAGACTTGATGCCAATGTCCCATATAGTGAGGATGATTTTACTCAGAATCAGGTTTATGAGATTTTGGAATGGTTTCATGATCATTATATTGTGAAAGAGACCTTTACAAAGTACGTGGATCTGTTAGCATATGTCACTACCGAATGGGAAAGACACACCAAGGAGCAGGAAGCAAATTTGGGTAAGATGCGGGCTGGTAAGAACACACCAGATGTGTTTACCTCCTTCCAGGATTTGGTTAGACTGGCAACTGTCTTGAGTCAAAGCAGCAAATTTATGGGAGAAAGGATGCGACAAACAGACAACCGTGTGCATTTTCTGCGTTGTGTTGATGGTAAGGAAAATGTCCACCACTTGTGGGTTGAGCCAAATGGTGAAATCAGTATCACACAGGGCGTCTTGGATAATTTTGATGATGAGTTGCAAACTGAAAGGGATGCTGGTAAAATGCTCACAAAGATTTACCAGTACTTAAAGTACCATCAGGGCACGAATATGGTGGCTAGAGCTCACTTGGATTCACTTGTTGACAATACAGCCTATGATGAGAGCTTTAAGTTTACAGGTACTATTGGTTCTCCTGCATTCTTTGCTCAAATCAAACATTCTATTGATGGCTTGCCACAATGGCAACGAGCGGTCCTGTGCTCGTTAGGTTTGTATATGCAGCGTACCTCCAAGAAAAGTTGGTATCATACTCTGAGAGATACTGTTAAGCAAGGAATTGAGACTATGTACAAGGAAGACATAGCTAACTGGCCCACGCCTTTGAAGGTAATTGTGGGTATTACACTGGCCACAATGGTGGGTACATCTTTCTGGAAGATTTTCTCCCTACTGCGTGATAGTGGTACTGGCACTCAGTTCATTGGCAATGCTGCCCTAGCATTTTCTGGTAAGGGCAGTGTTGAGCAAGTGGAAGCCCAAAGTTGGCAACCCAACAGGCAAAATTTCACACAAGGCAAATATAAGAATATGCCCATAACAAGAAGAAAGTGGGCACAAGCACAAATGTCGCTTGATCAGTCAGTAATGTCCATCATGTCGCACTGTAAAGCCAGTTTGAAATTTGGCGATCAGGTGCACCAGATTATGCTATTGCCTGGGAGAAGGTTCTTTGCTTATAGGCATTTGGCAGAGGTTCTAACACAGCCCATGATGGTTAGAATTGAAACTGATAAAGGAAGTTACAACCATGCATATGATCCAAAATGCTTCCAGTTTTTTGATGAAAGCGAGTTGGCTCTGTATACCAATGGCACGTTGGAAGACATCCCACATTCAAGTAACAAGCTGATTTGTTGGGATCCTGAAAAAGAATTACCAGCTGGCAGTTTCAGGGCGGAATTGTTATCATGCAAATATGATGTGCACACACGCACTTTTTTGCCAGAGTGGGCAGAGATTGATGCAACATTGCATAAAGAGCCCGTCGATATTATGTCAGGCACTTACATCAATAAGCAAGCAATTTGTCTCAAATACAAAGCTGCAACAGTTCCATTGGATTGTGGATCGTTGGTGATTGCCACTATAAACAAACAAAAGAAAATTGTTGGGATCCATGTCGCTGGAGATGGAAAGAATGGCTATGCAACATTGATACAGTGGGTGCCAGAGGTGGTTCAAGCTCAGTCTGCTGAGAAATATTTCAACTTCTTCCCAGAAGTTATCAATGCCACTGAGGGAGTGAGTCAAGTTGGTATGTTGGAAAAAGGTGTGATTTTACCTCTGCCTAAGAAAACAAACTTGGTTGAGACACCTGAGGAATGGCACCTGGATACACCTTGTGATAAGGTTCCCAGCGTGTTGACAGTTAAGGATCCTAGGTTGCAAAACACAGAACATGCTAATTATGATCCATACATAAGTGGTATTCAAAAATATGCTGTTCCTATGGAACCGTTGGATCAAGAGTTGCTGGAGGAGGTTGGTCAAGATATAGTTGAACAATGGTTTGATTGCACAGAAGAGGGTGAAACCTTTGAAGAAGTTGATCTATCAGTTGCCATTAATGGTATTGAAGATCTGGAGTATATGGAAAGAATCCCATTTGCTACATCAGAGGGATTTCCACATGTACTGTCAAGAACAGCTGGAGAGAAAGGAAAGAAAAGATTTGTACAAGGTGATGGTGAAACTTTTGAGTTAGTGCCTGGTACGAGTGTGCAAATTGCATATGATGAGATGATTAAGACATTGGAAATGGGTCCTCCCACACTTGTTGGCATTGAATGCCCCAAAGATGAAAAATTGCCATTAAGGAAAGTTTTCACCAAGCCCAAAACAAGGTGTTTCACAATACTGCCAATGGAATATAATCTCATTGTTCGGCAGAAGTTTCTCACTTTTGTGCGTTTCATAATGCGCAATAGGAGTAAGCTGCCTTGCCAGGTGGGTATTAATCCCTACAGTAATGAATGGACTGATCTAGCACATAGGCTGAGGGAAAAAGGTAACAACATACTGTGTTGTGACTACAGTAGTTTTGATGGTCTGTTAACCAAACAGGTGATGCAAGTTATGGCTGCCATGATTAACAAGCTGTGTGGCGGTGGACCGAAACTGTGTAGGGAACGAGAGAATTTACTTTTGGCTTGTTGTTCGCGATATGCCATATGTAGAGGCTCTGTGTGGAAAGTCGAGTGTGGTATTCCTTCTGGTTTCCCTCTGACAGTTATTTGTAACAGTATCTTCAATGAGATGCTCATACGGTATAGTTACAAATCTTTGATGCGCTCGAGTAAGGCACCATCAATCTTCACTGGAAATTTTGAGAAATTGATCACTCTGGTTACTTATGGTGATGACAATCTAATCAGTGTTAGTGATCAAGTCAAAGGATTTTTCAATGGAGAGAAGCTGAAGCACTTCCTGGCTGAGAAAAGTATCATTATCACAGATGGTAAAGATAAGACACTCCCATTTTTGTTCTTTAGAGAATTGGAAGATTGTGATTTCTTGAAGAGAGGGTTTAAGAAATTATCCAGTGTCAACTGGGTTGCCCCAATTGAGAAAGAGTCTCTTTGGTCACAATTACATTATGTGAATGCTGGGAGTTTGGAAATGAATAGGGCATACTTGGTCAATTTGAACAATGTTCTGGTAGAGCTCTATTTACACAGCAAGGATGAAGCTCAAGATTTGAGGAGAAAAGCTTTGCATAGGGTCTCACACTTGCGACACACTGAAGTGCTGAATGTATCACAAATTGAGCTCTTTCACACATGTCAGCGTGATATGAATCGACCCTTTTCTATGGATGCTGTTGATGATCTGATGAATGTTGACCTAATTTCTTGTGGTAAGGGAATTTCAGTGGAGAGTGTTGTTGAGATATCTGATAAAGCCATTTTTCGTGATCTGAGTAGTTACAGCAGAGCTGATGTCAACAAGGAGACGGAATTCTGTGTCTTGGTAAATACCTTCTACCCAAATCAATTGTTAGAGCCACATGAAATGCAAATCAGGTTTGATGTTGGTGAAGGTAGAGGTGGTCTGCCGACCACAAATTGGTTGGAAAGTTCTGTTAAGAATAGGAATTCCACTATAAACAAGCGCCTGCGCCAAGCTGTGAATGAAAAGAAGCGATTGGTATTTATGTCGCGTGGAGGTTGCTATGTTAGTATTATAGTGGCTGTCTTATTCTGTGCTAAAAATGGATGGATAAAGAGAGAGCATTCTAATGTTTTTCTTAGTAAATGCATGAAGGATCTCAAGAAATACAAATTCTTATTTGATGAGTGTGAGTTTGCTTTTCTTAAGTAATGTTTGATTATGGAAAACTTTTACTTTAAATGTTCAAATAAGTGACTTGTTCACGTTGTTTGCACTTTGTGTGTATTTATTTGAGTTTAAAGTTATCGTTTTTAAA